AAGATCTATGCATCTTAATTTTCAAAAAGTGTGCAACTTCTTATTGCAATTTAGAAACTTATTTTTTCTCTCTTTCCTGCGCGCTGCGCTCAAGGTATCTTCCGATAATCGCCAATTGTTCTTCAACTGTTTTTGGCGAATCATCAAGGACGAATCCCTGAAAATCGTTAGTCCTATTGTCACCTACAACTTGTTTTTCTTTTTCCATTACTAAGCGACTCCTCTTCCTAAGACCAAATATATATTCACTAAAATATTTGACACACTGTAATATATAGCGTTATAATAGAATTATAATATGTAAACATTTTTTCGTCTATAAGTGTATGAAGAATAAAAATATTACTTGTCTAAAGTTCTATTACAAAAAAGCACTCGTACACAAGACGTTAGAAAGGATTTCAATAAGTGATTTTTATGAAATTTGATATCTTAGTAATTTTGTTTTATATATTCTTTTGTGGCCTTGGTGCTTACATAGGTGCAGCTGTAGGTTTTAGCTTAACTGCTGTAATATGCTTTACCTTAGACATTGCTGAAGCAAACACTGCCTTTATCGTTTGGCCATGTATATTGATTTTCGGTCTGCTAGGCTTGTTTATTGGTTTTGGACCAGCCTACGCAATCCATCTTATTTATCAATTTATATTTGACGATTTATTGCCAACACTTTTTACTATTGATTTTAACAAAACTAAAAAATAATACTCATCCATTGCTCTGCTACATATATATCATGGGCCTCCGTCCTATATTACGCCCTCTACAGTACAATGATAAAAGAAAACAATAAACCGGTGACATTTTGTCACCAGTTGAAATTTCTACTCAGGCAGACGATAAAATCGTCCCTTACTTCTCAGAATCTATGATATAATATAAGTAATTAAAGGATGGTGATTACCATGATTGGCATTATTATTTTTATAATCGGTTTTGGTGCAGTTTTAATCTTTCCTTTTGTAACTATACAATTCCTGTATGAAACATACGAGAATTTTTTAAAGATGACTAAGGATTTAAATTTTTCCCTTTTGTCCGCTCACGCCTGAGCGGACTTTTTGTTTATACAGAAACGTTCAAGATTATATTTTCCAAAGGAAACATAAAAAGCGATGGATAAACGAAAATATTATAAAAAGCAGACTCTGAATTTTTACTTAAAAGCTGCTTAGTCAATACTTTTCAACAATCTAAGTCCATAAGTTCCTTATATGCATCTAAAACCTCTTTTGGTGCATTTTCGTCTATTTCCCCATGTTCCTTTTCGTAATGAGATAAAATATCTACTAATTCACGAATTCTAGGAGTCATTTTTATCTGCATTTCTTATCCCTCCTGCTGATTTCATCTATATTATATTCTCTAGAAATCAATTTATCTACACCGGTTGCTTAAATTCAGGCACCAAAATAGTCTTTAGAGCCTTGACATCATTCTTGCTGTCGGTTTTCGCGTCCGTTCACCGCGCAGCACACAATTCCGTCACCGGGCCAACAATACATTTAGCGTCAACCCAACAGATTACCTAAAAAATACGAAAAAGAGATCCCGAGCTTGGGACTTACATAGGGACAAATTGTCCCCAGGTAGCAATGCCAACTCAAAACGGTAAAAATCGTCGCACCTTAGTCGCAAAAACAAAAAGAACCGCATTCTCATGCGGTTCCTAAGTTTTAAATTTGGTCGGGGCGGCGAGATTCGAACTCACGGCCTCTTGTACCCGAATAACGCAAAAATATTATTTAACACTATCAACTAATGCTCCATATCCCTTATTTCATGGCGTTTATGGACATTTCAGCAACATTCCGAGAACTATCCAATATTAGCTGAAAAGCATCAAATTAAGTGATTTTGTTGACGGATTGTTGACAGTTTTTTCTATACGATAAATGGATAATTATAAATTTCCCCTGCCTTATCTCTGCCAATACTTCTGTTATGCATCCAATAGTTCCCAAGCAATCTCATGTGTAACCAGATAATTATACGTATTGTAGGCGCGATTATAATATCCCTGACGATACATTGCACCAACGGCTGCCGCCTTATAATATTCATCTGCAAACACATCCGCCAGCGCTGACAGATTGTTTACATCGTAGCCCCAGCTCTTGCGGTTACGCACAAATACCCTTACCACGTTGGTACTAGTCGGGCACCACATAGCTGCATAAATTACGCATTTGCTGTCGCTAAGGTACGGCATCAGCGCGTCGACATAATCGAGGCAATCGGCAGCCAGTATCTCCAGTTGAGCAGCTCTGCCCTGCTCACTATCGAGGATAGCGCGCAGCTCATCCAACTCACCGGAGTCGACAATATCGGAGTAGGTACGGCCGATAAATTTACGGCCGCCATCAATCCAGCTTAAGAGGTTATCCCCACGGCCGCCCTCCCACTGGCTCACACCCATGCTGGGGTAATTTCCGGCGGTGCTGCAGCTGACGCTGTCGTATGCGCCCTCGATGCCGGTGGCAATGATGCCAGCAGCTACCTCATGCGCTAAGAGATGTCTAATATCCATGTTATCACATCCTTTTTTTCTTAATAGTATCAATCAAGCCTTTTACAGCCTCAACGCCAGCAGCGTTGAGGTTTTCTACTATACTTAGTAATTCCGTTGCCGTTAAGTAACCAATAATGGTTCCTACTGCCCATGTTGGTTTATACAGCTCAACCATAATCAGATCTGCACTGGCAGCTGCCATGACGCACAAAAGATAGACGCAAATTTTACCTAAAAATCTGTGCTTCATTACTTCGGAGGAAATCAATCCTTTGCTGCGAGCTACTTTTATACCGATAAGCGATTGCAGCACAGTAGGATTTTGTCCTTGGCTTATGAGATAGTCATGGGCGATAGCAATCCACTTAGTTAAACAGTCCAAAAACACAAGAACGCTGAATGCGTAAAAAAGAATAGCATGTTTGTGTAACAATAGAGCTAAGATTGCTGCTAATGTTACCTTATAGCTCCAGCCATAATAAAGAGTTTGTGCTGCAGCTAGTGCTGAGTCAGTAAAGAGTCGGTAGTTCATAAATACCCTCCTAATTTATAGAAATAGTGTCGATTTCGTCTTTGCTTTGTGCAGCTTCGACCTTCGCCTTGGCGGCTCGGTACGCTGTGTGCAAAGCATTACTACGCACAGCAACAGCGGCGATAATCATACGCAGGTCCTGAGCCGTAACCACCGCATCCTCATTGTCTGCCGTGGTCCAGCTAATTTTAGCGCCATCGCCCTGCACATCGAGCGCAATAATTGCAGCGGCGATGCGGTCGCGCGCCTTGCTGTCGTAATCGTAGAGGTGCCCGCCATACGCAATCGGCTCAACCTCCGCATCATCGCGTTGGCGCTTCAGCTCCATGATTTTGCGGACGCGGACATTTCCAATCGGCTCTTCCGCTTCCGCCACGACAACGCCCAGCTGCTCTAAGTCAGTATCAGATATTGTGCGTGGGATAAAGACACCGTCTGCGCCTAATGCCTCGGACAAATCGTACAAGTTATCATAGTGCTTTGCTTTATATGTATACGTTTTCATTATTTGCTCCTTAGTTAAAGATCAATTCAACTTTGAATTTTTTACCGACGTTGGCTTTAGAGAACATACGCACAGCATCTGAAGATAAATTTTGCGTATATTCGTAGAAGCCGGGAACATAGCTCTGATACTGAATGCTTGAAAAGTTAATGCGTACATTTTCATTTGTTTCCGTTGACGTTACTTTAACAGTAACATTGTATTTACCCCCAGTGACACCCTCGATATTGAAAGCAAAATCAAGAAAGCCACTATAATAACACAGCATCACAAGAGTAACAGCTTTGCCTTCGTGCTGCACGTTGCCTTCAACTTCGCCGATAGTAGCATTGTAGCGAGAAAAACCATATTGATAACCTTGCTGTCCCATGGTCATGATAAATTCGCCGTCACCTTCAATGGTACTACCATTAGCCTTCATCAAAATACGATTCAATCCCATAACACCTAGCACCTCATGATAATTTTGTCGCTTGCGCAATGCTTGTCACGACACCACTAGTATTTTTAGTCAAAAAGATATTTAAAAGTAGACCGCTGGCTGTTATCGCTAAATCCGCAGCACTTCCGGCATATTTTAGAGTGCCAGCATTAGTGATGCTTAATGCATAAGAGCCATTAGACGCTATGTAGGCTGTAAATATTGATGCATCACCATTGCTTATCATTCCCGCCAACGTGGACATATCCAGCGTAAGCGCACCTGTTACATTGTAGGTTGCTACAGACGTGGCAGGGCTATCGTATGTGCCGCTGATGCGTGATGTGGCAAAACTTTCAAAATTGAATTTTAAGCGCTGGAAGTTTTGCTGAGCCGTCCATGTGTTCTGTGTAGACGTGCTTACACCGCTACTGCTAGAATTAACATTGACGTTGCCGGAAGCATCTGGCTTTAAATTATTGACTGTTTTGATGTAAGTCGTTGCAATAACATTTCCTGCTCCATCTTGTGTTGCCTTATTTGCAGCAACTGCCGTGCCTGTTTTATCCAGCTTGCCACTCAGAGCAGCATATACTGCTTTGTTGGAAATAGCATTGTTTGAAGTTCCAGATAATGCAGTATCTACAGTAATATTCGTTCCACCACCGTTGGTACTAATATTGACGTTGCCGGAGCTGTCTGGAGTCAAATTGTTGATACTTTTAACACACTTGCTCAGCTCTGTTTTAGTTGCATATGTACTGCCAAAGACATTTCCGGAGCTGTCTCGAGATGCATACATAGCCGTACCATTCTTATCCAGCTTATTATTCAAAGCGGCGTAAACAGCCTTGTTAGCAATCGGGTTATTTGATGTACTCGACAATGTGCTGTCTACAGTAATATTTGTTCCTGTCCCAGCGCCGCCGGTGCTAATATTGATGTTACCGTTGGCATCAGGCTCTTGGTTATTAATCGTTTTAACATAGCCACTGAGGTCCGATTTGCGGGCATAAGTAGTAACAATTATATTTCCGTAACTGTCCTGCGTAGCTTTTGTAGCAGCAGCTGCCGTACCGGTCTTGTCCAGCTTATTTTCTAAAGCAGCGTAAACGGCCTTGTTAGCGATAGCGTTGCTTGATGTGCCGGATAATGTAGAGTCAACAGTAATATTAGATCCGCCACCACTGCTACTGATGTTGACGTTGCCGGCACTGTCAGGCTTCACATTATTGATTGACTTCACATAGCTGTTGAGGTCCGTTTTCTTGGCATATGTGCTGCTGATGATATTACCGGAGCTGTCCCGCGCAGCATATGTTGCAGTACCATTCTTATCCAACTTATTGTTTAAGGCTGCATAGAGCACCTTATTTTGTACAGGGTTGGTACTTGTGCTTGACAATGTACTGTCTACAGTAATGTTTGTGCCACCGGTTCCACCACCGCCGGTGCCAACATTAACAGTAACATTGCCGTTGCTGTCCGGTGTTATATTGTTGACAGATTTTACATAGGCTCTGCCGTTGGGTATCTGAGCATATAACGCATCGAAGTTGTTCATGATATAGTCCAAGATAGCGCTATTGTCAGAATTAACAAATGGTGTTTTCTTGCCGTAGGCTCCGGCGCGAATTATTTGGTCATATTCGTCGCGCAGCTCGCCCGGCTGAAATGCTTGTGGTTTCATTTGTCGCCTCCTTAAAAATTACCATTAGTTCACAATCGCCTTGTAAGCAAAAATGATGTCGTGAGGTCGATAGTGCCTCCAGCATATGCTTCTGGGTCGGGTATCAAATCATACAGTCTGGTGCTAAGCTCTACAGTTCGCGAGGTGATTACTTTTATGTATACGCGATAATGCTGCCAATTTTGTGGGGTATGTCGAAGGTATTGACTCATAGTCATCGGCACAATTTCTAAATCTCTGTCACAGGATATTGTAATTTTTTTAAATACCTCTTCCGCGTTTGTAAAGTTATCGAGTGACCGAAAAAAATAATCTTGAATTTGCATAAAAGGTCTGTCGGAAGTAAAAACAACCTCCCCCTCGGCGTTATAGACAAAGAGCCCACATTCACCACTGCTCCCCCCAACCTGCGGCTTACGTAATTTTGCTTCGGCATATAGCCCATATTCTATCTGCGATAAAAAATTTTTTAACGCGTCCTCTGATTTGCCGTGTGAACAGGCAATAGGGACGCTAATCATTAAAAAAATGCGCTGTTTAACGCGATAGCAGAAATACGATACATCTTCACTAGGTGGCGGCATAAACGCCAATATTTTGTTTTTCTTTTCTTTTTCGTCCGGCAAATCGAACGTGATTAACGTCTCGTACTCTTTGTTTCTGCTAGCATAATAATATTGATAGACTTCAGTATCAGAAGCAACCCACTGTGATCGCTGATTGTATTTTTTATATTGATTCGGGTAAAATGTGCCTGCATAAACAAGATTTTTATAATTGTCATCAATTGTCAAGATGTTGTCATCATTATAAACGGCAAAATAACTGTCAATAGCTGCCATACATTAACCTCATTCCATACTTATAATCCTTTTTATGACCTATATACATATCTTCTCTGTATTCCCATTCTATGCCGTCGGCAACTATAGTCAATTTAACCGGGTACGTTTGTTCATTTGATATCCGATAAACTGATGCCCATTTGCGTTTATCGTCACAATATACTTTGCCCTTCGCCTCCGTCAAATCAATATTACCTAAAACACGACAAAGTGACCTTGAGGCATCAAAAATCAACTTACCGTCGCCTCGCCAAATCTGTAAACCTTGTGGCATATCACCATACCCCCATTCGCACTCTTAGCCTGTTTGTTGCGTCGTACACAAGTATTTGATTATCTTTGATAACAGTCCTGGCCCCCGTATCAGCCGTTTTAAATTCGCCGATAGTCGCGCATATAGCTGACAAACTATCTACCTTTATCTTGCTTGCATCCACACTCCCCGCCTGCAGCATTTTATTGGTAACAATATTATCATCAAAAAGAGTCTGCCCGGTGATATGGATGAGCTTGCCGTCCAGCAGGATTCCTCCGTTAGCAAGGTTAATTTTGCTGACCAGCGTATTGCCGTCAAGGTCGATATCTTTTACCGCAAGGCTGATAGCATCTTGCGTTTGCGTGATTGTACTGTATGATTCTAATTTTTTATCGGTATCATTGCTGACTTTTACGACGGCGCTATATATAGCCTGCTTAGTCTGCTGCATGGTTGCATATCCTTCTAACTTTCCGTCAGTATAACTTGCAACCTGCGAGCTAATCATATCAGCAGTCTGCTGTGTTGTGCTGTACTGGCTGAGCGTGTCATTTTTAAAATTAGCAATGCTGCTGCTAATCATGCCGGATGTCTGCTCAGTCGTGCTGTACTTACTGAGCGTACCGTCCCTAAAATCAGCAATGCCACTGCTAATCATGGCAGCTGTCTGCTTAGTAGTGCTGTACTGACTAAGCGTATTGTCCTTGAAATTAGCAATACTGCCGGCAATCATGTTGGCTGTCTGCTCTGTGGTACTGTAATTGCCCAAACTGTTAGCAACACGTGTAGCAATAAGTGTTTCCGTCTGCGTGGTTGTACTATAATCTTTTTTTAACTTATCAGCCGTAATATTACTATTACTCAATGCTGCATTTGCATTAACTAAAGCGTTATTACTATTTTGTAACGCATTGTTTGCGTTGGCCGTAGCATTGCTGATGTTGTTCTGTACAATCTTGTCCAGCTTAGCGGAGCTGATAGCTTCATCAGCAATCATGCTTTCATCAATAACAGTCTTTACGGTACAGGTCGACTGCCCGGATGTTGGACCATCGCCAAACATATCCACATAAGCACAGGTTACATCATACACGCCTGCTTCACAGCTATATGACAGGGTATTGTTTTTGCTGTACACGCTATCATCATTGATATAATAGCGCACGCCGATGCAGTCACTGGGTACAGCCTTGCATTTGATGCCCATACCGCCTACTTTAGGACTGAGCACCGGAGGTTCCGGTCTCGGCGGTTCTGCTTTGTAGTATTTCAAATCTGCAGGAGCGCTGTATTTACCTATGGCGCTTTTAGCATACAGATACAGCGTGCCTGTACGCTCTGACAGCGCCAGCGACGCGCTGAGGCCGTTGGTACGCGCCAGCAGATTTACATCCTCAACACCGGGGTAATTGTCGCGTCGCACCTCATAAAAAGCAATATCGGAGTTAGTAACCTCTTTCCATGTAACCACAGCAACATCATTAAAGCTGATGTTGAAATCATCCGGAGTGTTTGGTGTAGTAGTCTTCACCGCTACCGTAATATCAATCTGAGGTGACATATCAGGGCTGGTAGCCATACCATATTCATCCTTAGTGCATACAGCAAGCCGATAGGTATCGCCAACGATAGCCTGAGGTATTACGCATTGGTCTTTGCCAGCACCGCCATACAGCCATCCACCCTGCCAGCCCATTTCATCTGCCGGCACGCCCTCAGCTATAACCATTCTTTCTGCCTGCTCATTGTTGGTCTTATACCAGAGCTGGCCTTCCAGATATGTAGCCATATTAGGCGGAGTCCAGTTGACAACAATGTCATAACGAGCCACACCGTCGGCAAGCTGGCGGTAACGATTATAGGCCGTCAGGTTCTGCACCGGAGGGATGTAGTAAGCGTTAATTGTATACTCATAGGCCTGCACATCAGCAAGGCTCTGCTCCCCCGTGCTGAAGATATTGTACGAGCAAAACTTCAGCCATATCTTTTTGCCCACGTCCTCTTTCCGGACCCCTGTTTTTAGTAGCGCCTCATCGCAGCGCACCAGACGTGCTCCGCTGTTATGCGCCGTAGCAGTAGTGTTGTATTGCCCACGCCTGCAGCCGTCTAGGCGGTAATTGCCGTTGCTGAGCATTGTAGCCGTAGTGTAGCTGATGCACTCACCATCTACCCAGCATAGTGTATTGCCACGGTCTGCATCCTGCGCGGTGCCGCTGAGCAGCATACCGTTAATCTTGACCTCGCAGGTTGTATCAATAACCTGCATGTTCTTGGCCAACGTGCCTAAGCGCGCATTGTTGGTTATAGTACCGACCTTTTGATAATTGGTATTATTGTCGCTGACAAATACTGTGCAGCCGCCCCAGGCATCCTTCTTGCCTTTGGCTGCTATCCAGATTTCGTTACCACTGGAGGTCAAATCACTAGGAGGCTGAAATATCAGCGGTGTATCTGTATCCCCCGGCTCAGCGTTGAAATCTACATAAGGCCTGTCAACCTCATGCACATCATACAGAGCTTCGGAGTAATCGCCTGCAGCTCTGCTGATAGCAGTAACGCTCAGGATGCCATGCGCATCCTCTGTGATGCCGTCAATCATTGCTACCTGCTTATCAAGGCCAATATTAGCATCAGTCAGCGTCACTAGGTCACCCGGTTCAAGCCGGCAGAAGGACCAGTCTAATTTGAAGGTGTATTTGTTGCGCTCATATTTGTTGCGCCTTGCCAGCTCTTCTGCCAGCTTCACCGCACGCTTTTTGGTATAGATATAATGAGCAGCCGTTGTGCTTGCCTGCCGTAAGCCATAATCAGCAATATTTTCGCTGTCCTCATAGCTGACGCTTTCTTTTTCGTAAGCATTTTCGCGATTGTAAAACTCCACGGTATAGCGGTTGTACAGCTCACTGCTGTCTTTGCGGGAATAGGTTACGCAGGCTCCGTTGCTTTGTTCAAGGAAATCATCTGCAGTAAGGTTATAGACAATCTGTTTGTCAGGTTGCCACTCGCCTACAGGACGGTCAGCCCTAGGCACGATTTTAAACCTGTCATTGCTCCAGAACATGTATGCATTTGTCAGGCTTGCAATCTCATTGACAATATCACGAGCTGTCTTTGCGCTGGTGTAGTCTGCTGGCGTTGAAATAAGGAAATCCGACTCACGGCAATACTTCCGGTAATTCTCCAAACCGACAATCTCAACTTCCTGCAGCCCAACCTTGTCCAGAATATATCTGATGTAATCAGCAGGGTTAACGTCAACGCCGTCACCGGTATCCAGCAGCTTGCCCTGAACCTCAAAGTTAAAGTTAGGCAGGCTGGCATTGTTGCCCAGGTCGATAACACCGGCCATATAAGCAAGTCCGGTATAAGGCAGAGCCTTTTCCGGATGTTTACCGACAACGTAAGGCCATGGCTGCTGATCAGCGGTACCGCTGTACAATGTCATGCCGATTTTCTCTGACGGATACTGATACAGCTCCTTATCAATCCATACACGGCCGATGCCTTTAATGGGACCTTCGCACAGTCCCATAATGACAGCAGCCGTATATGTATAGGTTATTGTAGTAGATTTTACACCGCCGCCCTTGCCGGAGCGCTGGGTTTCCCGGTGCTCATGGGCCGTAAAGTCATCATAATAAATAACGTTACCGCTGATCCGCGTTGTACCAAGCAGCTCCATTACAGCGCTGCCATACTCAGCCGTGCTGACGGTAAAATTGCTGATTTTATCCGCCCTGCTGACGATGTTTGCCGTCTTAAATAAGCCCATCTACTCACCTCCAAACCTATATATACCACGCAGTCTGCTTCTGCCCTTAGCATCCAGAAACATTACGTCATCAACGCTGCTGAGGATAACACCCTGCTCAACAACAGCATGACAAACCATGCCATTACCAACATATACACCGCCATGAGAAATGCAGCGGCCAAACTGATACAGCAGGAAATCTCCTGCCTCCATCGTCTTGACCTCACGGCAATAGGTCTGCACATAATGCAGGAACCACTCATCACTGTGATGCAGATGCCATTCGTTGCTGTATGGTGCCACATTTACAGAGTCCTTCGCAATGTAGCCTGCATCCTCCGTTGCCGCTATCAAAAGCATACCGCAGTCAATTCCGTAGCCTCTGCTCTTTGCTCCGTTGACATGTGGCGTACCCAGCCAGCTCAAAGCAGCTTCGGCTATTTTCTGTCCCTCATTCATTACATCAGCACCTCTTTCAATGGAACATATGGTGCAATCAGGCAGCCTGCTGTACTGTCCGTGCTGGCCGTTATCGTTCCGCCTTTTGTTGAATATGTGCCCTGCGGATAGTATTTGCGCACCGGGAATTCCTGGCTAAGGCCTTGCGTAACAGCCTTCACTGTAAGGTCCAAACCTAAACCGCCGCACGACTTTACTTCCACTTTGCCGCCAAACAAGCCAATAGCACCGATAACTACGGCATCACGGAAAAAGCATCTGCGTAAATACAGCTTGCTCGTATCAAGAGTTCCGTCATGCGCAGCCTTCAGCAGCGGCGTATTGCCGATTTTAGCAGTCTTATCAGCCTTGATGTTTACACTCAGCGTGTCGACAACTACGCTGTCATTAACCTTGACCTGCTGGCGTTTGATAAGAAGCACGTCATGTCGATAGTTATGGCCATCATACAGGATATCCTTATCTGCATCAGTGTAATAATATACACTGCCACCCGGCAGACGCAGCTCGAACAGGTCACAGCTTGTCATATGCTTTTCCGTATTCAGGTAATTTTCTAAGCCTGTGCCTACGTCCTTCATCGTACTACCTCCAGCTTGATTTCTGCGGTATTGATATTGTCAAATTTCTTGCTGATGGTCAGGCCGTCATCTGCCAATATCACTTTCCAGTAATATGTATAGTTAGCCGTTACTGTGCCGGAAGGAATCTGCCGGAAGGTGATAATGCCTCCGCTTACAGTGTAATTGGTTGCCGGCACTATTGCGCCATTTACCAGAACGGTTACATTCTCTACGTATTCCACCGGCTCAACATAGCTGCCGATGCGCGCTACGCACTGATATTTGCTGCTGCTCACCTGCGCCAACGGTGCACCTTTTTCCGTATTATGCTCCGGATCAAGCCAGAGGAAGGCCTCAAAGGAGCCTTTTATTAAAGCGACGAAGCCTAACAGCTCATCTGCCTGTGCATCCGTCAACGCAGGATAGCTTGCTTTGACAGTCCATGCCGGGTAAAGCTGATTGGTCAATGTACGCACACGGCCGGAGGCAGATTTCTGTACAGTGGTATTCCATTTTTCTTCAAAGGTGCTGTTCCAGCTAAATTTTCTTAATTCTGGGAACTTACGCATTACCAAACACCTGCCTCACTCGCAAAATTGCGGTTATTGTCATACAATGCCTGACGAACAACATCCAGCCCGCCACGATTAAGGAAATCGCCAAAGCTGGAAGCATCCATTGCAGAAACATTCATAGACAGATTAACGCTCTGCACCTGCCCGCCATTGCTGCCACGTTCTGCCTTATAGCTAGCAACACCACCGGAACCGACAAGCCCGCCGCTGGCAAAGCCTCTCAAACGTCCCGTATTCAGGCCATTAAGGAACGGTACGCCCAAACGGTCTACAGCCTGAGCGTTAAGCACGTACTCACCATTTGAGAGCATAGCCGGAACACTATCACTCGTACCGGTACCGGGACCAGCGACAGCACCACCTGAAGCAAAGGCATTGCCGAAAGCACCCTTCCAACGTGCCGCAAAACCACCACCGCCGCCAGTGCAAGCAGCTACGATAGTTGCATAAATAGCTGCCTGAATAAGCTGTGCAATGAGCTGCTGCAGAATGTTTTTCATAGCATCTCCGAAGCTCTGAGCTCCGGTAATCCAATCAGTTATAGCACCGGAAAAATCCTTCGCCAGCTGATTGCTGGTCTGCTGAATCTTGCTGATGGTATTGATTTTCTGCTGTTCTTCGTCATATTTTTGTAAGGCTTCATTCATTAAACGAACCTTTTCTTCATAGGTTGTAGCTTTATCCGCTTTTGCCTTGCCCGCCTCAAAGTCACGTTCAGCGTCCATGCTCCATTTATCAACAGTAGAGGATGTATCGTGTCGCGCTTGCCATTCTGCCTCCTTGTTATCGTAGTCAGTTTGAGCACTATTGGCCTTAGCCGCAGCAGTCTGATTGATATTATCAATCGTATATTGGTGCGTTTTATTGAGCAACGCCAACTTCTCCCTGAGCATCTCCAGCTCTTTTTGAGATGCTCCACGCAACTGCGCTTCCTTAAGTGCATTTTCAGCAGCAAGTATCTGTTCCGTGTAGGCCAGTTCTTCTTCCTGCAGTTCCTGCTTTTTGTTGAACTCAATTTCTTTGAGCTGAATCTGATATTTTTGAGCGTCAGTGCCATACTTTTTAGCAATAGCGTTCTGAGCTGCCCACATGTCTTTTTCTTTTTTCAAAACAAGCCGGACATAGTCGTTTGCGATTTTCTTCCGCTCCTGAGCTATCCTGTTTTCGTCCTGCATAGCCTTTAAGGCTACATTCTCCTGCTTTAAGGAAGAATTTCTTTCGGAACCACGATTGCCTTTATCAGGATTTTGAAAAAGATTGCTGGAATCAGATTTTCTGGTAGTCTTTTTTGCTTCCTCATAGATTTTATAATCTTCCTGAATCTGAGCAAGTTCAGCATCAGCATTACGAGTATCAACAACAGCTTTTTTCGCTGCGAAAACTCTGCCGAACCAATCAATGGCTTTTTTTGCAAAATCCTCTACTTCTTTAATAGCATCACCAAGCATAGAAGAAAATTTGCTAAACCAATTATCTTGGTCGCCTGTAATATCTGCCCACATATCACCTATTGCACCAACAATCCAATTTACAACACTAAGAACGGCTTCTGTAATGGCGGTACCGATGATAACAACAGTATCAAGAATAGCCTGTACTGCTATGTTAACAGCATCAACAATTTCATCCCAATAAGTAACTACCAAAGCAGCAACAGTACCGATTGCAGCGCCTATAGCAACAATACCTGCAGTAAGTCCCAGTACCGCGCCTAACGTCGCTACGGCTGCAACCGATACAACCGCAAGCACTGCAGCAAATGCACCTATTGCGGCGATAACAGGAGCAGGTACGCACTCTTTGATGACGTCGCCTAAGCTCTTGCCCTGTTCTGTCGCCGTCTGCATCTTCTGCTGAAACTCTCCCAGTCTGTCAGACACATCCTTTAAGATGCCCTTGATGTTAAAGGCTTCCGTCAGATATTTGCCTACAGCAGCGGAAGTATTGCCGGCAGTTTCTTCGATGTTAGCCAGGAGACCGGCAACCTCGTCCGAAGTCTTAGCCATCATGCCGCCGAACTGATCTTTCATGCCTGCGACAATGGTCTGCACGGCTGCTTTAGAGTCAATAGCGCCTTTAGAACAAAGGTCCTTCATCTCAGCTACTGTTTTACCTGCAGCCTGCGCCAGCATATCCCATGCCGAAATGCCCGCACTGGTAAGCTGCATCATGTCCTGAGCATTGAGCTTACCGCTAGTCTGCATCTGCCCTAATGCGTATGCTAGACGGCTCACGCCTTCAGTCCCTAAGCCTAAACCGCTGGCGGCATCGCCTAAGTTGGTAAGCATAGGGATAATCTCTTCAGCTTTAAAGCCGAACGCCATCAGCTGCTGACCTGCGCTTACAACACCTGGCACGTCGAAGGGTGTTTCTGCAGCAAACTGCTGTAAATCCCTCAGCATTTGCGTGCCTGCCTCAGCAGATTTCAGCATAGTTTGGAAGGCAATCTCATACTGACGCATCTGTGCTGCAGCCTGTACAGATGCTATGCCCATATTAAGGATACCGCCTGCCATGCCGGTGAAGACGCTGCCAAGCTGCACTGCAGCAATAGCGCTAAGCGCTCCACTCATCTTGTTGCATTTATCAGCAAAGCCTTTTATTCCGCTGGTTGCCTTTTTGGACTGCTTGCTGACAGTTTCCAGATCATCGCCTACGCGCCGGACATTCTTGCTGTCGATACTGTCCAGGCTCTTGCGCATTGCTTTCACGTCGGAATTCAGCTGCTGAAACATTTTGGCAATATCTGCAAGAATCGCTGTCGATTTGCTCATTTTTGCGGACATTCTGCCGGCAGCATCGCCTGCAGCTTCTACTGCTGCTGCAGTTCTGCTGAAGCCTTGCTCAGCCTGTTTGCTATCCGCCGTAATTTTGACGGATATTTCTTTATTTGCCATTGCCTGCCTCCTTCCTCTGACGCTCAAAATCAGCATAGAAGCGTTCCCGCTCCCTTGCCTGCTCTTCTTTGGTCTTCTGCTTCAAGAACGGTCGCATCAGTGTACCTGCTTTGGCAGGCTTGCGGAGATGCGGGGAAATGATGTTGGCTACCCAGTAGGCCGTTTCCCACCGCTTTGCCATTCTTATTTCATTGCATGCATCAACCATATCGTTAAACTCAAACACCGAAAGCCTGTCCAGCTCCCAAGGTTTGAGCCTTAATTCACCAAAAGCAAGGGTTTTAGCTGCATTGTACCATGTCCGCATAGATACGCAGCCACCACCCTCGCTAATCAGTTTTTTTCGTATTCAATATCAGCCTTTTGCTCATCAGTCAGCTCGTCCGGGAACAGCTGATAATAAGCTCCCACGCCTAAAATACCGCTGGCAGCCACAGCCTTCACTACAGGCAGCTGGATATCGGCAATGCTATAGCCGTTTTCCATGGCCTCATCAATCTTTTCAGCATAATACTGTTCAGTCTTATTGCCGTTCTGGCTCATGCCTACGCTCAGCAGTACCAGCAGATTCTTCAGACTCAGCTTGTCAGCGTCCTGCAGCACCTCGCCAATCGGACATTTCAACATGTCCTCTACACGACGCAGGCGGCCGATATTAAACCAAATCTGCTGACCTTCACCAAAAGCCTTAATGTCAATCTTTTTCATTCGTTATCCTCCATATAAGAAAAAGGCCAGCTTAGTGCCAGCCTTATTTTAAGAATCAGCCCTTGCTCTGTTCGCTGAGGGGACCGTCGCCGTTGATTGTGCCTTTAAGAGTAGCAACATCATCATGCGGAGTGCTCAGAGAGCATTCAGTAATAGAACCCCAACCGGTAACAAAGCTCTTATCCGGATATTCAAATTTAACATGCACCTGCTTGCCTGCCAAAAAAGCGGCTTCCAAGAATTTTGCGCCAATATCACCCGCAAGGTAAACGGTTTCAAGGTCGATAGACCAGCTGCGCAAACCTGGCAGGGTGGATTTCCAACCACCGGAAGTCTTATGGGAAGCATCAATCTCGTCAGCTTCACGGTTCAAATCACCGCTGCGCTGGCCACCCAGAAGAGTCCAGGTCGGAGCTGCTTCGGTAGTGCCGGTATTCAGGTAAATCAAATAATCTTTGCCCGCAGTCGCAGTGCTGGTCGCATCGGTGCGGGTCGGAAAAGTATATTCACTCATATCTGTTCCTCCTAACAATCAAAATAAACTTCATAGGTAATCAGCGCCATGCCTGCATCAGCCTTGCCCTGCGCCACACCGAAAACGATTTCTTTCACTTGGCTGTCAATACACCAGCCTCCTAAATCGTGATAATGCGTCAGCAAGGCATCCAGCTTATCAGCCAAGGCATCGACGCCTTCAACGCTTGCCGTATCCAGCAGGTAGATGCTGTATGTCAGTACGCCCTTGCGCCCGCTCTTAGTCATCTCCACATAGGTGATACGGTCACAGCTCACAGTGCCTTCCAGCTTATTGCCACGGCTGGCGCCGGTAACAAGGCTGCTCCAATGCACTTCCGGTATCTGGTCCTGCAAAAGTCCCATGATAACATCTGTAATTTCGGTACGTCTGCTCATGAGCGATACAGAGGAATACTTGCTCTCCCCTGCCCTCCGGTGACGCCAAAATCAGCAGCTGTAATACTTGCCATAAGGCGTTCCATCTCAGCCTTGTACAGTTTCAGCTTCTGTGCGTATATGTCGCTGTTTTCTACACCGCCAGCGCCGTTGAATACTGTCGTAGGGTCTGTGCCGGTCTGCAGCAGGCATCTGTTATAGCAGGCAGCCACAACGCCCAAACGCTTGACTATGTAAGGTACAGGCTCGGGGATATCGGTTACTTGAAGCCTGCTTGCCAAGCTGTTTATGATTTCATTGCCATAGACAATATCCTCATATTGGCAATCCAATACCGCGTCCTGTATATCTCCAAAATCAATGTAATCCATTATAAACCTCCCAGCAGACTGTCTAAAGCCTTGGCAAATCTGCTGACAATAACAGGCTGCATAACATCAGCTGCCTTGTAAAGAAAAGGGTCCGCCTTTATGCCGGGGTGACGCACGCGCTTGCTGAAGACAAACTCCTTGTTTATGGCAAAGCGCAGCACCTTTTTACTGCGTGGCACAATCAAATGCGCCTTCGTGCCTTCATGCTGAAATACAGCTGTGCTACTTCCAAGATAAACAGCTCCTTGGTTCTCCTTCACTTCGCTCATAATGCTTTTTTCAGTCATACCGCTTCTAGTGATGAAACGATGATGGTCACGCGCATATTCCCTGACATCTCTGACAGCCATTTTCACCTGCCTGCGTACCATATCGCGCGTTTGGACCGGTGCGGCCTCGAAAGCACGCACCAGCTTATCAAATTCGCGCGTAATCTCTACGCTTTTCATTATTCTCCGGAAGCCTTAACCTGTTCTCCAGAAGCCTTAACCTGTTCTCCAGAAGCCTTAGTCTTATGTACGTAGATAGCACCTTTCTTGTTCTCCAGAACGAATGCATCATAGCGCACACGGCCTTCAACTAACCAGCCGTTGATGCCAGGCGGGTTGTCATGAATCTTATAATCTGCCAGCTTAACAGGAGCGCAGCAGGCGATAGGATTGGTGATGATAAACGCGGTTTTCGCCGGCATGTAGGATGCAGGCACAACGATAATAGGAATGCCGTCTACCATACCTACCTGACCTTTTACCAGCATATCTTGTGCCAGGTCGGAAGCCTTGATGAAGGATTCGTCCTGCTTCAGCAGCTTGAAGTAAGACGCAGCCACATAAGCAATACGATTGCCTAAAGGCGCTTTCTCGTCGGTCAGCTTCTCGGTGCCGTCGAGGAAGGCGCTGTAAGCGTTAGCCTTGGTAACTGCAGCGGTTGCGCTGTTCTTAGCGCCTGCAGCGATTTGTGCCAGACGATAAATATCCAGCTCCGGAATAATTACCTCGTCAATCTGACGCTGTAATGCTGCACCGGCCTCTTTCAGCATACCGGTATCCTGATAGTTGCTTTTGTCGATGGTGAAGGTGAAGGAACGGTCCTTAGTCAAGGTCAGCTCCTGTACGGAATCCTCCAGCTCTGCCGGGGTACCATAACGGTTTGCACCGGTAGAAGTGTAATCATTCATGCCGGCAGTAGGGATAGAGTAAACCTTTACAGTCTGCACACCGGTGAAATCATAATCGTTGTTGATTGCCGGAGCGGTCAGAGCGCCAGTCTTGAAGCGCTCATCAATTTTTGCGCTGTACTTATCTGCATAGTTAATAGCCATAATAAAAAATCCTCTCTTTCGTCATTAAGAATTAAAGCCACTGAGGAACGGATCATCAGAACCGCCGCCACCGCCATTGCTGCCGCCACCGCCTGCACCATTGGCCTTAACTGCCCAGCTGTTCTCCTTCAGCCAGCCGTTAACACCATCTTCCAGGCTGATTTCTTTACCATCAGTGCCGGTATAGGCAAGGCTTTCATCGTCTTTGACAACGATACTGCCTTCCAGCAGCTTAGCCATATTCTGCGGGCTCGCAGCGTTGCCCTTGGTCAGCAGCTCAACAGCCTTAGCCATCTTCATGCCGTCAAGGCGCTTGGTCTTTTCGGCCTTCGCGGTCTCGGTCATCTCAGCCAGTTGCTTAGTGACCTTGCCAACCTGCGCGGTTAAGTCAGTAATCTGCTTTGCGACCTCATCAGGCTTTTTGCCACCCTGGGCAAATTGGTCTAATGTAGTCTTAAGTCCCTTGGCTTTGTCTACCACATCGTCACCATCGTCCAAACCAACAGCCTCCAAGATGCTTTTCAGCTTTGTCGCACTCTGCTCTCCTGCCGTACGGTGCTTCTTAGCTTCGTTGTTGAGAGTGTTAATTTCGCTCTTGATAGCAGCGATGAGGTCAGCACCGTTCTCAACTTTTTCCAGTGCTTCGTAAACCTGTTTCATTTCCATTGTTCTGATACCTCCATATCATGGGCCTCCGCCCTATATTGTGCCCTCTCCTGGGCAATAAAAAAACACGCTGTTACACGTGCTTGATTAACGATGTTATTTTAATAATTTACGATATCGCTGCCTGTCTGCTAAATAAGCTAATCCCAAAACGGCAGCTACAAGCAATATTACGATATATAATGGGGTGAATACCCAAACCCACGGTAAATCCAACGAGCCAAACAGCTTGCCCAGAATTAACCCCGCTTGAACTATGCCTAAAGTTGTTTTTAGCATGCTACACCTCCAATTAAAAAGCAGACTCTGAGTTTTCGCTCAAAATCTGCTTGTCTGTTGTTTAGTTATTAGACTTCAAAGCTTGGTATATTAGAGACCTCTATTAATGTCTTTCATAAAGCCACACTTGCAATCAGCCCCATAGCAACTTCCTTCTTCCCATACGTGAACAAGTTCATTGCAAACAGGGCAACGCACATCAACCTCATGCCCAAGGAAAAAACTTTTGTATGCCTTCTCTGTTAACTCCATATGCAATTTTTCCATTTGTTGATCAGAATCCATATAAAGCCCTCCTTGCGAATTTTGTAAGTTTAACGGTAACGCCTGCTTCTTTTGCTCTATCATACGCATCTCGTACTAAGTCTGCTCTATCTTCATCCGATAGCCCAACACAGTTTTGAGCCGCTCTATAGCTTGCTCTAAATTCATCAATCCAATGCTTATTAGGGATTATAGTATTTCTATTTTTTACATGACCATAATATTCATGCGCCAAAACCGCTCTCACGCTCATTCTATCCCTTGCGATAGGAGAATCGTCTGATGCGGGAAAAACTTGACTACTAACATATATTAAGTTATGTCTCTCATTATATCCAGTTGCCTGATAATCTCTAAAGCGAATATACTTTGCATCTATTCCAATAGCCTTCGCTTCTTTAATTATAAAATCTTTTTCAGTTTCCGTCAACTTTATAAACTTAGATTTTCGCCCGCCATTGGCCATATTGCGGGTGTCAATTCCCCTCAGCCTACTTTTTACTTCTCTCAGCCCAGCATAACCACGCATATACTTGCGCCAATCCTTGCCATCTTCCCACGCCTTCAAGCCTTCACGCCCCAACACCTGCACCCTGCGTGATTCTGGCAAGCTGTTCAGCCATTTGTCGCCTGCCTCCTGCACTTGGTCACGTTGCTGCTGCATATCAACTTCGCCTTCAATGACTTCCACGTACCGGCATAAGCAATGCGGATGTACCGGCAAAGGCGGCAGCTTATCCTTGGGATATATTCCTGCACCCAAGCCATACATATCAGCTTTGGCGTACATGTCGCAGATATCGAAAACAGGGTGACGGCTGCTTAATTTGAATTTCACAGCCACAATATCAGCGTCTTTTTTCATCTTAGCTATAAAACCATCAGCCCATGCCCTCGCCATCTCGGTTCGGGTGATGCGTTCGGCTACATAGCGGGATTTTTCGTTGACAGCAACTTCCACGGCCTTTTCAATAGCCTTTTCATTGCCTTTCTGCACTGCTTCCAGCAATTCATTATAGGCTGCCTGCAGCGCCTTGTTGGGTGCACCATTTTTGGCCAGACGATTGATGTTGTCAATGGCCTGCCTTTGCTCAGCCAATGCCTGCAGGTCGTTGCCTGTAGCCTCCCTTACCTTCTGCAGATATTTCGGCAGGTCCTGCCTGCTGATAATATCCTTGCCGCCGTTATATACGTTCTGACCATCATCGCCATATCCGTCATACAACGCCCTTGCAGCCTCAGTCCAGGTCTTGTTCCGGCGCATCTGTTCCTGCAGGGTGCTTACAATGGCACCGCGCATCTTCACGCCTACGCCATGCAGCTTTTCAGACAGCGTCATGCCGCTTTCATCCCACTTATCGGCCAGCTCTTCACCCATGCTTTCTACTTGCGCTTTAGTCAGCATAGTCGGAACGATACCATAAGCATAAGCTGCAGCCTCTACAAGTGCAGGCCTCAGTTCCGGTAGCGTAAACAGCTTACCATAGTGGCGCTGCACATTATCCAGTGCCTCTTCAAACTTCATGCCACTAGCAAGCAGCCTTTGTAAGTAAGCTACCGCTTTTTTTGCATCCCTGCGCCAGCTTTTATTCAGTTTGTTAATCAGCTGCGCCAGTCTGTCCGTCGTCGCCATCATCGCCACCGCCATTATCACCAAAAGCATGGCTATAATCCAGCTTTTCCTGCTCCAAGTGCTCTTCGTAGGTCTTCACCAGCGCGTCAAAGTCATCAGCCTTAAGCTCCGGCAGATAGCTGGTAAGCACACGCTTGAATACTTCCATGTTAAATTCATCGCCAAAGTTCAAGCCTTTAGCAATTTCAGCATTAGCAAGCTCCTGCTCAACCTCACTGATTTTGAAGTCATTCGGGTAGTTCACACTGTATTCCAGCGGCACACCGGTCCAGATACTGAACAGCCTTGCCAGATTCTCTTCCGCTGCTTCCACGAGGTCTGCAAAATCGGATAAGATCTGATTGGTTGCCTCATAATCCCACGCTTTCGCCTGCCCGCTCTGCTGCTTGCTGGAGCCTGTTACGTTGACCACAACGGCCATGCGGTAAATCTCCTGCTGCAGTGTAGCAATCTGCGCTGCCAGCACCGTTGCAGGACCATCAGGCGGAGCGATGAACGCAGGCGCGTGACTGCTCTCCGGAGGATATCCCAAGGCATTATTGGTGCCGATGTTGATACTGTCCGGGTCACTCGAAGGGTAACACAGAACGCTGAAGGTCTGATTGACTAAGATGTCAGCCAACCAGCTGCACATATTGTAGATAGCAAGATTTGTTTTTGCTATGCTAAGGAATTCACTAGGCGGGAAAGGATTGTGACTATTCCTCACTTTGCTAACTAGAGGAACAACCGGTACGCGCCCAAGATTCCAGGTTCCGCTATGCTTGCCTTTGCTGTCGATAAGCTCCCAGCCTTCTGCCGTCAGCGTTCGTGTCGCCATCGTCTGTTCCTGGTATGCATCAGGCTCTACGAAAACAAACTTTGTGATACGTCCCAGCTTATCCTGACAGATTTCCTTTACAGCATTAAGATTAACCACAAAAGCATAAGGCAGGTTATTGCGGTCCGCTTCCAAGTCTGCCACGCGCATATCCTCAGCATCGCCCTGAGCCTTATCCATAACGATATAAGCGACACCCTGCAGCTTCGCACTGCAGGCAGCCTGCTTCATAAGGTTCTGGATGCTGGTGCCCAAGAAGTCAACGTCCTTGCTGAAGGTTTCCCACAGTTCCGAGCCTGCGCCGCTCCAGTCACGCACTGCTAACGTTTTGAAGATTGGCGCTACATGAGCATTAACGCAGGGTGCCAGATAGTTAAGGTAGTACGCCAGCTCGCGCCTCATGCCGTACTTTCCTGCATCCTCACGCGGGTGCTGGGTTAAATAGCTGCCGTCAAGAAAGCCTCCGCAGCCTTCATAGCCATCTTCCAGCATTTTATATAATCCATGTTTATCATTACGCATTTTTTCACCTCTCTAATAGTTGACGCGCATCGGTTTAGGCCTTGCCACCTCCACGATGTCTTCGCACACTCCGGTCAAAGCATCCGGAGCATCATCGTGTGTGTTCTTGCCTTCCTTCTGGTACTTGCTCAGTGCTGCATAAAACTCCGGCCAGCGGTTCTTCCAATCGCTTGGGAAATAAATATGCTCCATACACCACGTAGCATTAGACAAGATTCTTGCAGCCTTGTTCTTATGCTGCGTAAAGGTTTCAATGGTTGTATGGTTGCTATGCAGCAGCTTCTTCACGTTCCTGGCAAATCCACGCCCGCCATTGTTGCTTTCAAAGCGTGCCACATTCGTGCTGTTGCGTTCCAGTGCCCTCGCCGTTGCCGGTTCAGTAACCTCCATAGGCTCCTTCGTGTATAAAACGTCAAGCACATACGCTTCATCCGCGAAGGTGCGCCCATAGATAATGCTGCAAAGGTAATCGGCGCCTGTATCAGCTGTATCCGTATAAGCACGAATCTGCTTGAAGGCAGGCAGCGCGCCGTCATAGGTCTTGAAGCTGCTGTACAGCCTGCCCTTGATATCAATCGGCTCCTGCTGGTAGTTGGCACTCCATATATCCAATCCCATAAGCTGCTTCTTCTCCATGCAGCTTTCAGCATCCAGTACGCCATCACAAAGCATGCTGCCATCATCCTGCACTGCCTTCATGTTGATATGCACGATTTTTTCTGCCGGATAATATTCCAGCACCTTGCCAGCCAAATCATCACTAGCCCAACGCGTCATAATGACGATGATTTTATAATTGCCCTCGCCACGTGACAGCATGGTATTGGTGAACCAGTCCCAATGCTTTTCTTTAACATTTTCGTTATAGGCTTCTTCCGCGTTCTTGATTAAATCGTCTATGATCATCAGCCTGCAGCCAAAGCCTGTTGCCGTGCCGGTTGGCGATGTAGCAAGGTAGCTCGTCTGCTGTCCTTCAAGGCTCCACAGATTCATAGCGCCGTCACCACGCTTAATTTTAGTTGCGGGGAACACATCACTATAGACCGGCTTATAAACATCCGCCTTAGCCTCGCTGATGCTGTCACGCACATTCTTACTGAAGCGCGTTGATAAGGTTTCGTTATAAGAGCCAATCATAACCTGCAAGGTGTTATCCCTGCCCAGCGCCCATTCCACGAAGTTGCTGGCAGTGTAGCTCTTGCCATGACGCGGAGGCATGTTCAGTACAAGTATTTTCTTGTCTGATGTCAGGAACCATTGCAAGGTATCGCACAGCTCCTGCAGATACTTGCGGTCGCTCCGGTAGAAGTCCGGGTTCTTCAGCTGGGCGTAAAAAAAGAACCTGCGTCTTGCAAGTTCTATCTTTGCTCCCAATGTTATAAGCTGCTTATCCATCCATACCAGCCAGCTTTTTCAGTTCTGCATCCGTCAGCCCTGCGAACGGATTGGCAAGCTCACCTGAGATTTCCACATTTTCTTTAGGCTTTAGGCCTACGGTATCGCGATAAATTTCAAAAGCCTTGATGTTGCCACGCTTAGCCTTCAGCTTCAGCGCATCCAGCATCTCCTTGCGCTCATCGTCGGTCGTGAAGTCAGCGTCCAGCTCGCGGAACGACTTCAAGCGGCGGCGTGCTTCACCGGATGCCTGACCGCCTTTTTTGCCATTTCTCGCCGCTTCCTCGCCGCTTCGAAACCTTGTGGCTCTCCCATTCTTCAAATTATCCAGTTGTTTCTTTGTAGGCATCCATCTCACACCACCTTAATCCCACATCATCAATAATATCCCAAAATTCTTCCACATCATGCGGCACAATATAGAAGCCTGTTTCGTCTTTCTCAAAATCAATGCCAACATGATGCAGCTCATGCCTAAGCAATGTTTCTAACTGCTTTTCGCTGAAGCCAACTACATTCAGCTCATAAACCACAATAAAAAAATCATAGGGGCAGCACCAGCTGTAGCGGTCGCTCACTAAGTTGCAGTCCGCAAATATCGTCCGCTTATTGCGCTTCTTCTCTTCCAGGCTGGATAAGTAGGCTATTTTTACTTTAGCGGCCTTGATATCCGCAAACTCTGGCAAGGTGCGTATCAGCTTATTAGCCATCAGCCTATACTTTTTACTGTGCTCCATGATATACCTCGAATTCTTCTACCCTTGCCGGACGCGCCGCATTGCAGTGCGGTGTCCTTGCGTCCGGAAAGAAGGTGTTCTATTCCGGCGTGGTAAAAATTTACAAAAACCCACGCCCGGCAAAGGCAGAAAATATATAAAGGCAGTCACCGCAGTTTCTGCCCCTCACTACTTCGCCCGCAGGCTTTTCGTTATTCTTATTGGTGCGTAGGGCTGGAATTGCACCAGCGTTGTATCTTACGTCACGGATTTACAGTCCGCTGCCTTCGCTACTCGGCTCACCTACGCATATTAAAGCAGGGGGTGAAGGAATTCTTGACGCCAGCTATGCTGCGCTGCGAATATTTGCAATGTCCTATTCGCAACTTGCATCTACTCCCATTCGGGAACCTTGACCCTGCACCCGGGTATCTTTAAAATCTTACCATAACGCCACCCATGACATTATCAGCTCTGCCAGCTACCCAACCACCAGCATTGCCTTTCAGCGGGAAGTTAATAACGCCTACCGCGCCATCTTTAGAGATGCCAGCACCAATGCCCCAGCGCCGCGTTTTATCCACTACCGGTATCTTTATATTAAGATCCGTGCTGCTGGTCTGCGTCAGCGTCAGTTTATTCTTGTCAAACAGGTACTGTTCATTCTCTGCTTTGGCCACAACGAAGGCCTTGTCATTAACCTTAACATTCAGCACCGGCTTATTGAGCTTCACGTCAATATCCGTTTTTTCCGGTTCGCTTTTAGTACTGCCATCAGCAGACTTGTAGATAACAGTTTCTTTAGGCACATAAGCGATTTCCGTTTTCACCTTGTCCCGGTATTCAACCTGGGTAACTACTTTTGTGTCAGCCACCGGGCAGGTATGCAGAACACCGCGCAGAACGAAACCGCCGGCAAAGGCTAGCACAGCAGCTATTATTAAAAATATTGCATTTTTACTTATCACTGTGCGCCTACCTTTCCATGGCATAGTAAAAGCCCCACCGCCATTACAGCAGCAGGGCCTTGCTCCCTTGCGTCTCTTGTTTTCTTCTCCGCTTATTATAATTATATCATCAGCGGATACTGTCAAACAATGTCACAACATATATTTTTACAATTTTTTATTCCATCTCTGAACTATTTCAAGGAAAAATTCCCCGTCTCTCGCCAGCTCAAATCTTTTATAGCATGGGCAGTAAATCCCTAAAACGCCTTGCTTATTAAATGCACACCTTGGCTGCATGCCGCAGCAGTCATTGATTTTCAGGTTCAGTTTCTTTCTTTTCTTCTTCATCATGCGCCAGCCTTTCCAAGATGGCTGCATGGCGGCGGTGTACGCTGCGCCAGTTGATACCCATACGTACAGCCACTTCTTCCCACGTGTAGTTGCTGAAATAATGCATTCGCAGCATCATCTGGTCTTCAGCAGGCAGCGGTTCAATGGCCTTTTCAATATCCATCTGCAAACCTACCAGCGCGCCAAACTTTTCGTAATACAGACTGCGCAGTTTATCAGCCTTGGCAATGGCATTGGTTACATTGTCACGACCGCTATTGCCGCCACCGGGCATCCCTGTTAATTGCGAAATCCTTGGCGATGTCATCATGTTGGTAAGCTCGTTCACCTGGTCCTGCAAATCCATTATCTCCATTTTCAGATGCTTGCATTTACGCAGATCATATTTCGTTATCAATTTTTCACCCTCTTTTCACGTCCACACCCGCAAATATACCTAAATTCTTCACCGACTTTTTTTAGCTCCATCTTCCCATGTCAAACGCCACAACTACGTTCGTTGGGAAGATTATTTACAGAAAAATGATTTCTTTTAAATTTTCTTTTTAGGCTCATTTTGCGTCCCTTAACGTCAGACTTCTTCGAAAATCATATCCGGATACTTATACAGCAGCATTTTCCGCTTCAGCAAATAGTCCTTTGTTCTAAAGCCCTTAGTGTCAACCACTACTATGCGCCCATCTTTATATTTGACAACAAAATCAGCAATGTACTTTATTGCTCTTTCGGTTTTGCCGGCATGTCTGAATTTAGGCTGCAGCTCGAACGTTACCTGACGTTCAAATTCTATAACCTCGCCCGCCATGCGCAGCACTTTCAGTTCGCAATAATAATTTTTTTCTTTGATGCTGTCAAAGATGATGCCATCACATTCAACTTTTTTGTTATGGTATTTCATTGCTGCTTGCGCGTCCTTTCCCATTCAGCCAACGCATCCGGCGTGCCAAATTCTTTTAACAGCTCACGCTGGCATTTTTCACAGTAAACTGGTCGACCGTTGTCGAAAATGCTCGATACAGCCTTTTCTTTATCGCACCACACGCAAACTTCACCTGCGCTAGTTTCCATGTTGCACACCCCCTAAAACGGAATCTCTTCGTCAAAAGGCACCTGCTGGCCGAAACTTTCCATGCTCTGCGGTACTGGCTGCTGTGATGTCTGCTCCTTGCGCTCGATGAATTCGGCATGGTTGACGATTACTTCAGTAACCCAGCGCTTGCTTCCGTCTTTGGCATCATAGCTGCGGATTTGCAAGCGGCCTTCTACCAACAGACGTTGTCCCTTATGCACGTAGTTGCCGATTGTTTCTGACGTCTTTCCCCACGTTACGCAAGAGATAAAGTCCGCTTCACGGCTGCCGTCTTTAGTGTAGGGGCGGTCAACAGCAAGCGTAAACTGTGCCACGCAAGCCCCCGTTTGTGTGTATCTGATTTCCGGGTCACGGGTTAAACGCCCAAGTAAAATTATTTTATTCATGTTCTTCCTCTCTATCCTCAGTGTAATAGCCACGGCGCAAATTTTTTTCAATTACAGCTTTTTTTGCGTAGAACATGGTATTTCTAAAGTCAAGTAAAGCAGTATATTCACCTTCGCCAGTAGCGCTCTTAGCACAGCGTTCATTGTTTTCTACTTCAACAGCTTTATGAATTTGAGCCATAGCAGTATTTACACACGCCTTTACGTCGGTTAATTCCATGAGCAAATGCAGTAAATTTGCTCTTGTCTTATCAGCGGAATAAGTTGCCCACGCTTCCGCAACTTCTTCTAATTCCTCGCGGATTTTTTCCAGCTGCGCTTCCGGGCTGGCATTGATAAATTTGTAACATGGGGTTGTAGCCTTAATTTTCATACTCATTTTTAATCTCCCTTCAAAATACTTCCCAATGCCAACACAACAGCTACCACTATACAAATTGTTGCTACTGTATAGCCGATAAATTCAATAATTGGCATATCCATTACAAGCACCTACACTTCTGTAAAATACGGCTCTTTGCGAAATTTCTTCTGCTTCAACATTGTTTTAATTTCCACATCGGGACAAGTTTCGTCTAACCGTGTAGCCCAGTAACTAAGTTCCGGGTTTATCATTGCCCTAAGTCTCAATATGTTAAGCTGGTGATCCGTGGGCTTAATCAAAACTTTGTAATAAGCTGTGCCCCTGCCAGCGTATTTATCATGTTCAACACACCATACTTGCATTATTTCCACCCCCTTAATAAGCCAATTGCTACCGCCATAACGCCAACACTAAACAGCGTACAGGTAACAAGTTCGTAAATATCAAGCATAGCCAGCACCTTCTTTTTCATAATGTTTAATCAGTCTATCAATATACCAGCGTGCTTTTTTCAAATCCTCTACGCCGTTTTTACCCTTCCACCGCCACAAATATTTAATAGCGTTCGCCGTACAAACAGCATCAAGGCCTTTCAGGTTAATCGTGGCAGCCGCGAGCGCGTCGATGCACTCAACACAGCCTTGGGTGTAGTGCTTGGGATGGTTTACATTGTCTGTCATTATTTATGCCCCCTTATCCATTTCTCATGTCTTGCGGCAGTTCCGGCTGTCGCTAAATTTTTCAAGTTGGCCTGCCGCTTCGCTTCCAGCAATTTGTATTGCTCGGTTTTCCATTCGCTAAATGCGTTGCAGATAGCATGGCAGCCTATTCTTCTTACTTCGCATCCTCTGCAGGGTGATTTGCCTACCATCTTTTCTTGCTCACCTCTTCCTTTACCAGTCTGCCGGCTTTATGCGCCCGCCTTGCAATCTTTGCTTTGTCATCGCAGCTGAAGGCAAGGCATGCAGGGCAGATGGTGATAATGTCAGCAGGGCTGAAGTAGTAGCGGTTACAGCTGCCGTTCTCCTGTCCGCACACTTGGCATTTACGTTTCATCTGCTCACCTCTAAGACAATTCTTCACGAGCAATCGCTTTATTGGCCCACATAACAACTTCTTCAAGCCATTGTAAGGCGATTTTTCTTTCTCTGCCTTTAGGACACAGCTCGTTGATTCTGTATTCAAGGTATCTGGCAGCCGTGTTTAAATCTTGGATGCGCTTCATCTGCTCTTTATTTACTTCCTTTGGCATCAATCTGCTCATGTTATACACACCTCCTAAAATAGATCCTCTTTCGGCAGCACGAACCAATACTCACCCAATGGACTAGGTGGGTACCACTCCCATTTATAGCCCTGCTCCTTGCAGTACATAATCAAGGCATCAGAATCCAGGCACATACGCCCGCTCTTTCTGTACTGCTTTGCTATAGGCTCAAATTTCGCACGCATTTCATCTGCAGTATAGTGTTCAAGAGCACTGCGGCCGTCTAATATAAGACGTGATGCAAGTTTTTCCGCATGCCAAATTTCGCCACGGCGTTGCAGTTTTTTCTCTAATTCTTCATTCCACTCCATGCTCCACCTCCCTCAATCTGCTGTATCCGCATTTCGTTGGCGTGTTCAAGCACCTATCTTCACAAGTTTCACGCTCATAGCAATCTAAACAGCACATCCCATGCCTGCTTTTATAACAACAATTAGCAGGAAAAGGACACTTCAACGCCAGCAGTGCTTTATTTTTTGCTCTAATCGCTTCACCCTCAGCCCTTTTAGCTTCTGCTGCCCTGCGGCGCTCCTTCAAAATGCAACCACAACTCTTTTTACCACCACGCAAACTATCACTATAAGCTTCGCAGGTGTTACCACAGTCACATTGGCACAGCCATAGAGGGGTTTTCCTTAGTGCTGTCTTGCGGGGCAATTCTTTGATAACTATCAGCCGCCCAAAACGTTGCCCTGTTAAATCTACTTTTGCACTCATCTTCTGCCTCCCTAAAGCCCAAGCAGCTCATTCATGCTTCTGAAATCAGCTGCTACCTTCTGGCGGCGACGGCTCTTGCCGGTTACTTCTACCGGATGGCACATCTCCAGCACTCTGTCATAGATACGGCTGTTGCCGATGCTGTCAGGCTTTTTAATTTCGTCGATGCTCAGGTTGGTTGTAATGATCATCGGCAGCTTAGCCCGGTAACGCGCATCAATCACGTTGAACACCTGCTCCTGAGCGTATTCGCTACGGCGTTCGGCTCCCAAATCATCCAGAACCAGCAAGTCGAACTGATTGAAGCTGTCAATATAGGTTTGCTTTTCCTCGATGCTCCACAAGGTATTGAGTACACGCGCAAAGTTGGTCATCAGGCAAGTTCTGCCGGAATCTATCAGCGCATTGGCGATGCAGGCAGCAGCAAAAGTCTTGCCGGTTCCCACACCACCATACAGCAGCAGGCCTTTGCCCTGCTCCCGAAGCTGCGTAAAGTTGCCAACGTAGTTTTTAGCAGCTCTCATTATGCGCGGGTCCGCACCGTCATCAGCTGCAAAGTTCCAATTCTGCATATCGCTTTCAAGAAAGCTAGCACGACGATGCTGCCTGATACGCGCCTGCCGCTTTTCAGCTTTGCGCTGCTGTTCTTCTGCCGCCAATTTTTCGGACCTGCACCGGCAGAGGCACGGCACTACCTTGACCATGCCCAGGAAGCTGCCGCGGAACTCTTTCGGCGTATTGCACTTACCGCAATACAGCAGGCCATCTTTTTCGTAATCACCCGGCGCTGGTTCTTCTGCTGCAATTATTTTTTCCACCTTCGCAATAGATTCCATTAAAACCTCCGTTATGTTTTCCATGTGCTCACCTTCCTAAAAATATTTGTCCAAATCAGTCATATCTTCACCGCCTACAGCCTTTGCAGCCGGTTTGTCGCGCCTTGCCCAATTACGGATAGTAGCAAGGTGGTTTTTATAGCTCTTGCCACTGGAAGCCATATATTCTGACAAACGCTGTATACGCTGGTCCCAATCAGATGGGAACTCAGCCTTCAGCTTCTCCAGATCATCATCAGACAGCAGCACGTTTTGATATTCGCCGTGTTTATGGCGGGGAGATTTTTTAGATATACTCTTATTCTTATCTTTATCTATATCTATATCTCCTTCTATATCTATATCTAGGCGTGGAACGTCCATGGACGTCCGCGGACATTCCGTGGAATTTTGAGGTGAAAGCTTTTCAGCTTCCCTTTTTCTCCGCTTGCGTTCCCTGTCTTTTTCTCTTATCGTCGCCAGCCTGTCTGTGCTCTGGTACTTCTCCCAGCTTGACAGGAAAATCATGTTGTTGATGATTTCTATCATGCCGAACTGTTCAAAGGTCTTCAGCGCAAGCCTTACAGTCGAAATAGGCTTGTTAAACTGCGTGGCCAGCATTTCGTCCGTATATGGGATTTCTTTTGTCAGATAGATAAAGCCGCCATCGTTGACATTACCGGCAAGGCAAAGCAGCTGCACCCACATCAGCAGAAGGCTGTCGCCCTCCGGCATGCTGCCAATCTGCTTAATCTTGCGGTTGTCGAACATATCAACAGCAATCTTTATCCATTTCACGTCCGCCACTTTATCAGCTCCTTTTCCATGCCGCTTTCAGGCGGTCAAGTTCTAAAGGTGTCATAGTTTCAACGCCCAAGGCCTTGGCTTCCTCAACCACAGCTTCAACCAGCCTGGACATTTCGGCGGTATCGTATGAGCTGCTGCCATAGTAGGCAATCACAGTCATATAACCGCCGCGTTCACTTATCGGTTCCGCTAGCCAGCCAAGGCCGTTAGACTCCCAGCTGCGGATAAACCGTGCCGCACCCGCGCTGATCAGCTCCACTGTTTCAAAGCTGCCAACCTCGCGGATGTTTTTGCGGTATACCGTTTCCTTGGTAGCACCAATCTTTTCGCCTATCTTCTGGCACAGCTGCCACATGTAGTTATTGGCGTTCAGGCTACGCTTACGCTTCTGGCGATCAATGGATATCGTATATGGCTTCTTATCGCTCTGCATCGCGTTCAGGACTTCAAAAACATCCTGCCTATACAAACTATCAAGCACCACCGTAAACTCTATTGTAGAGCCCATACAGGCCACGTCAGCTATATGTTTAATCTGTGCTTTCATCTTTGTTGCTCTTTTCAAGTAAAATTCTGCCGCATCCCTTGCAGATTTTTCCCGGCGTGCCGTCGTTGCTGTGCATGCAGTAAGAGCAACGGTAAGTAAAGCTCAAAGCTCCGTGGTAATAGGTTCTGATTTTAGAGTAATTTTGACTGTCCAAATCTTCACCCCCTTACAAATAGTTCTTGCCGACTTCCGCCATCCACAAAGCATAACCGCTTTTGGTGCCGTACCGGTCCATATAGCACGATTGTGCGAACCGCTTGTACCGAAGGTCTACGTCATGGCGCTGGTGGGGGCTGTACGCCCCCCGATGATGCTCAGCGCACAGCCAGATAGTAAGGCCTAAGCGGTCTGCTATCTTGCGCCCCGCCGTACCATGTATTACATGGTGGCGTTCCAGGTTCAACGTAGTACCGCAGCAGAAGCACTCTTTTCTGTCCTGCAATATACTTTTTCTCATGCGTCCGCCCGCTTTCTTAGGCTGTTCATGCATTGCGCCCATTGTGCTGCCGTTATATCCTGCAAGTTATTGAGCTGCAGGCTTTGCGCGATGCCTGCCACATCAACGCCCTTCTGCTTTGCCATCGTCTGCAGCTGCGCCAGCTGATAGCTGCTCACCTTGTCGGTATGCTTCGCTGCAGCCTTCGTCTGGCGGGGAGCCTGTGGCTCGGTTCTGTGGCTTTCCCCATACTTGCTGTCCCACAAGCCACGATACACATCAGCCGCAACGCCGATGCACTTCATGGCGTTGCCCAACGCGTCAGTAAGGCACATTTTATAGGCTTCGTCATTGGGAACAAGTCCGTTTTTGTTTTTCTCAACGATGAAGTCACCGCCGCAGCCGTAGACCGGTTCGCTCCAGCCCTCTCCATCGTGATACATAAGCGCAACAGTCAGGAACAATAAAACCTGTCCATCGCCGCACTGGAATGTCTTTTCATCGGTAATGCTGAACTTCCAGCCAATACCGCACGGTCCGAAAACCGAAGTCATGGCTTCAATCTTCCACTGCGGATTAATGTCGCTTTTACCTTTTAAGTTGCCGCCCTGGATAGGCTTGATGGCTTCGGCAGGCGGAGCGGCAAGCTGACTATAAAATTTCATGTTATCCATAATAGACCGCCTTATTTAATCTGCAGGTTCTGGCGCGCTACCAGTTCGCAGCCCGGTACGGTTTCACCGGCCTTGATAGCCTTTTTGACTGCAACCTTGTCCAGCTCCGGATCTTTGAATTTCAGGAATTCTTCCGGAACATCGCCGATGCACTTTGCGTCAAACTCTACCGCTTCACTTTTACGGAAGCTCATGGCCACCTTCGCACTTTCAAACTTTTTGCCGTTCAGATAGCGGCTCAAAAAGCCTTTAAGGCTTTCCGCCTTGGCCTTCTTAGCCTTTTCACGTTCTGCAAAAGCGTTTTTCTGCGCTTTCAAAGCTTCTGCCTCCGCTAACAGGTTTTTATACCAGCAGCCCAGGTTCTCGATCTTCTTGTCGCGCTCCATTTCCAGAGCTGCGATTGCTTCAAGGTCAATGATTTCGCCGCTTTCGGTATCTACAACACGGCTTTCGTCCAACTTGACGCAGGCCGCCAGTCTTTCGTCTATATCAAACAGTTTCATGCTATGCCTCCTTTAAACTTACGTTGTTCACGATGTTCTGCAGCTCCCGGGTGGTAAGGCCGGCAAACTGATCCATGTTAAACATTTCTTTGGTGATGCCTTTTGCAAGCAGCTGATTTTGGAAGTAGTCCATTGTCAGGCCGTCATAATCTCTTTCGTTCATCTGCGCACCTCAATGGGAATCAGCACGATGTCCCCCCGCTGAAGTCCGCCCTTCAGATTAGAGATGTTTTTGGTGTAGTGGATGACCTCGCGAATATCTCTGCGGTCTCCTTCGCGCTGCATGGTGTCACCCACCAGGTGCCAAAGGGTATCCCCTTCGCCTGCGGTAGCCTTGACCACATAGCGGTCAACAGGGCGGGTGTAGTCCCATGCAGCCCAAACGCAGCAGGCTGCGAGCAAAATCATAAGTAGCTTTTTCATGTTTCCGTACCTCACTATTCTTTATACTCGCATTGACATTCCTGGTTGATCAGGTAGTCTTGCAACGCCTGCGCCGAAACATAACGGTAATTTCCGCGCGGCACATAACGCAGCAGCCCTGCGTCAATCTGTTCACGCAAAAATTTAGGTCCGCAATTCAGCAAAACGCATGCTTCTTTCGTGGAATAAAGCAGGCGAGTTGGTACGTTCGCCGCTTTGCGTGTACGTTGTTCTTCTTTGGTCGGTCTTCCTGTTCTTGCCATGTTTGAATCCTCTTTTCTTGGTATTCTTCGTTAGTAGATTTTATACCAGACATCATCGTTGAAACTCCCCAGTCTCGTTATGCTGCGCTGGTCTACGCTAAGTTTCTTGACGGTCTTCAAGGACTTGCTGTTGATTGCTTCAAGGATTGGTGCAAGAAAAACGTATTTCCTACGCTTTTGGTCTTGCTGAATATGCAGAAGCAGTAAAGTAAAGGCTGACATATCAGGGCACTTCTGAAAGTTGCAATGATATGGGCGCTTCATCAGCCAGCAGTCACATATCTTAGCCAGCTTCTTGCCACATTTACTGCAGAAGTTTCCTTTTTTGACGACTTTCCCACAATGCGGGCAAGTCGTCTTCTTTTTATCCTTCACCTTCACGCCCCGCAAAACTTGTTGATAAAGTACTTCTGGCCTTTGCCGGTAACCTTCGTAGTTTTGCTTACGCTGACGTGGCCGTCACTGTGGGAAATAGCCGTTTCCTTAATTTTGAACAAGCCCATTTCCATGGCTCTCTGTGTAGGGCTGTTGTAATCTGCTCCGGCACGCTTAATCAGGTATCCTTGCTCACGCATCCAGCAGAACAAGCGCTTCTGACCAATCGGATGGCCGTTCTGTTTAATGAGCTTCGCAAGGTCACCAATCAGAATCGTGCTGTCCGACGCGCTCACTGCATCTGCAAACAGCACCTTCGGGTTCGCCGCTGCCACATCGCTTTCCAGCTCCTTAATGCGCTGGTCACGCTGCCGGATAGTGCTTTGCGCTACCAGCACAGCCTTCGCCATAATCTCTGCGTCCGTCATGTTCTCACTGCCTGCGATGTAACCGCCGGTCTTTCTGATTGCCGGAATGACTTCGCTTGTCACCCAGCGCTTGAATTCCTTTGCTTTGGGCATCTTGCTGGAGAGGATGAGAGAGTAAAGACCGCTTTCGTTGATGATGGTCAAACCACGATTACTTTCAAAAGTACCGTTTTGGTAGTTTTGCCTGTCATCTTCATCTACATGGCGGTTGACATCTCGACTACCGTTTTGATAACCGAGAATGTCAGCCACGTCCTTGCCAACGAACCACGGTTCTCCATTCTGTTGAATGGTGCGAATCTGTCCGAAGTCGGGACTGTCGAAAATCTGTAAGTTGTTCATGTTGCACCTCTTTTTCTATTCTACTTTTAGTAGAGTTATTGGGCAAAAAAAATATCATCATAAGATACGCCAAGAAATTCCGAGATAATTTTAGCTTGCTTAATAGTTACCTCATCAGGATTTTCCTCTAATTTGCGATAAGTTTGGACATGAACGCCCAGCTTTTCAGCCATTTCGTCCTGTGTTTTTTCTCTCACAAGGCGTATCTGCTTCAAAGATAAGCCCATTTTGAACACCTCCTTTGTTTGATTTACAAGTCTATTATAATCTACTTTTGGTAGAGTGTCAACTACTAAAAGTGGATTATTTTCGTTCTCATGTTGATTTTTTTCTACTTTTAGTATATGATAGTGATATAAAAATAAGAAGGGAGCAACATCATGGGAATCAGTGAAAATATTAAATTGTTGCGCGAACAATATGGATTATCGCAAAAAGAGTTAGGTCAAATTGCAGGTGTTAGTGATAAAGCTGTATCAACATGGGAACAAGGCATAAAAGAGCCACGCATGGGAGCTATTCAAAAAATAGCTGACCATTTTGGCATACAAAAAAGTAATATTATTGAAGATAATGGTTTGCAGAGCCAATCCGTCACCCTCACCCCACCAACAAAAAAAGTCCCCAAAGACCTGAAAAAAATCCTTGAGGACGAGGAAGTTACTTTAAACGGACGCATGATGTCCTCCGAAGATAAAGAAAAAATGATGCGTATCATTGAAGCTGCCTTTTACGAAGCTAAGGAAATGAATAAGCGGAAGTAGGCGGTGATATGAATGGCGTACAATTACAAGCTACGTGTAAAGCACCTCGTAGAAAAAGCTGACTCTAGCAATCCTGCTATCATTGCTGAAATGCTCGGTATCAATATCCGCTATGTTGATACCCCCAACAATATAAATGGCTTTTGGAAACGCATACTCCGCCGTAAGTTTATCTTTGTTAATGAACGCTTGGACGAATGGCAACGGATGACAGTTATCAGCCACGAGTTAGGACACATATTGCTACACCCTCACTATCATCATTTCTGCAGCGAAGGACGTTCATATTTTGCTTCCAGCAGGCATGAGAACGAGGCTGACAATTTCGCTATATGTCTGATGGATGCTTACGGCATAGATCCTATTTATAGTTATGCATTCCTGCAAGATGGCTGGAGATAAAAAATTTTAAGGAGAGAATGTCATGGAATTTTTAATTTTAGTTTTAGTTGCTTTCGGCTTCTACAAAATGAACCAAAAATCTAATGAGTACAAGGAAACTGCTGATAAAGCCCAATCTCAATTAGATGCTTATATTAAAGCTAATCAGACTGCCGAAAGTATTATCAAAAACGCTGCTCAGCGTTCCAGCAACAAGCTCGAACAAGCCGAACAGCAAGCAAAAGCAATTATCGAACAGGCAAATAACCAGTCAACTGCAATAATGAATGAAGCTAATGATTCGCTATATATATTACAACAGCAAATACAGGAAAGAGAGCAAGTCAGAAATAGCATTCCGGATTTAACCGAGCAAGCTAATGCGCTGGAGGCCAAAATTGAAAGGAGCAAAAAGAAAGTCAAAGAAGTCAATCTGCTTTGCAAAAACGCCCTTGCAGCTATTGATTCTAAATTCAGAGATGCTTTGCCTCGTAACAACATAGAAGTAATAGAAGATTTAGTTTCTGATTTAGAGCAGGTCCTTCCTAATGTTTCCTTAGATTTTCATGCGTTGGAATATCCTGACCTAAGAAAAGAATACCGTCAAAACGAAAAGCTCATAAAAGAAATCACTGATAACTATGTTGCCAGATATACATTAAAGACATATGCTGCCATATATAAGCTAATGGTTCTGGCATTAAATGCTGAATTGCAAAATATCATGTACAATCTTAAATTCGGTAATTTAGAAGAAGCCAAATCTGATGTCGAAAAAATGCTAAATAAATATGTGTCTATTGCTACTGAAGGCAACAAAACTATTGCCCCTACCATTTTAGCTTTTATCACTGAAATCCGTGGTCACTTTATGAGAGCTGTAGAAATAGAATATATGTATTATGTGAAGAGAGAAAAAGCAAGAGAAGAACAAGCTGCACTTAAGGAGCAAATGCGCCAAGAGGCCGCTGAAAGAAAAGCGTTAGAAGAACAACGTGCTCAGGTTGTTAAGGAAGAAAATAAATACAAATCTGAAATCAACAACATTCAAGAGCAGCTGAATGTTTCTCAAGATGATGAACAAATAGAGTTATTCAAAAAACGCATTGCAGAATTAGAGCAACAACTGAGTTCAGTAGAAGCTAAAAAAGAAGAAATCACCAACCTGCAGAATGGTAAAGCCGGATATGTTTATATCATTAGTAACCTTGGTTCCTTTGGTGACAAAATGTTTAAAATTGGTATGACAAGAAGAATTGATCCGCAAGACCGTGTCAACGAATTGGGTGATGCCAGCGTTCCATTTAAGTTTGACGTACATAGCTTTATTTTCTCTGAAGACGCTGTAGCCCTTGAAAGCGCTCTGCATCAGCGCCTTAACGAGCAACGTGTTAATAAAATAAATACCAGAAAAGAATTCTTCTACTGCACCATAGATGAACTTGAAAATCTTGTGCTTGAAATAGAACCTACAGCGCCGTTCACTAGAACAATGCTGGCTGAACAATACAGACAATCGCAGGAAATGGCTGCACAAAGTAAATAAAATAAAAAAGCGCCCTCCTAAGAGAGCGCCTTGATTTGATGAAACTATATCTGGATATATTATACCATGTGCTTTGTGTTACAACAATTTAGCCAGTTTTGCAGATGGCAAATTCCCGGCAAATAAAAATACCGCCAGCTGGATGCTGACGGTGGGGAGAAATAGACGATTTGATTGATGTTAAGCTGGCCAAGCTCCAGCGCAAGGCGGAAGAAGGCGTGGAGAGTTTAGGATAATAGATTTTGAAAGTGAGGAATGAAGACATGAAAGATGTAAAATTGTTTCAGAGTGCGCAGATTCGCTCCATTTGGAACGATGAAGCCGGAGAATGGTTCTTTTCTGTTGTCGATGTTGTCGGTGCATTGACCGACAGTGCAGATAAATCAGCTTATTGGCGCAAGCTAAAGCAAAGAATGAAAGCAGAAGGCAATGAAACCGTGACAAATTGTCACAGGTTGAAATTGCTTGCAGAAGACGGGAAAATGCGTCTCACTGACACCGCAAATACAGAAGGTATTCTGCGTATTATCCAATCTATCCCCTCGCCTAAAGCCGAACCATTCAAGCAGTGGCTCGCGCAACTCGGTGCGGACCATATCCATGACCTTGAAGCAGCAGAGGCTTTCAACAAGGAAATAGACGCTCGCATTGAAGCACGAAATAATATCAAACAGCATAACATTGCTCTCGCTGATGCAGCCTTTGCCGCAGGCGTAAAAACGAACCTCGACTTCGCCAAATTCCAAAATAGCGGTTACATGGGACTTTATGGCGGTGGGGCCGCTGGCGATATAAAACGTCGCAAGAAGCTTAAACCTAATCAAGAGATTTTAGACCACATGGGCAGTGTGGAACTCGGTGCGAACCTGTTCCGCATCACGCAGGCAGAAGACAAACTGCGCCGTGAGAATATCAGTAGCAAAGAAGCTGCCAACAAAGTGCATTACGAAGTCGGTCGTACCGTTCGCAAAACTATTGAAGAACTCGGCGGCACAATGCCAGAAAAATTGCCTACGCCAAGCGAAAGTATCAAGCAACTCGATAAACCTAAAAAATAAAAAAATACCGCCGGCGGAAGGCGGTACCAGGAGGTTAATCATATGAATTTGACAACTACCGAAATCCAAGATTTTTTAGATGAACCAAAAGAGTTTTTAGACGAGCGTCTTGCTATGCCAATCAATAATGAAACGGCATCTTTCCGCGCCAGAGGTATAAACACCCAGTCTGATTATCTGATAGACATAAACCGGAAGCGCTGCATTATTACAAGAATAACTTTTCAGAACCGTGTAGAAACATCAGTTGTTTTGCTTCGTCTCGATATAGATACGAAACCTCATCGTAATCCTGACGGAGAGATTGTCGGTGGAACGCATTTACATATATATCAAGAAAACTACGAAACAGCATGGGCTTATGAGCTAGAAGACACAAGGATACAAGAATTCCTGCCGGACTTCAATCCCGAACCCATCTTACAAGCAATACAGCAAGATATTAACGGCACTAACAAAGTACCCATGTTTGACGAATTCAGCAATATGTGTAGATTTATAGAGCACCCTGCTATCTACTCTAATATGTTTTAACCCAATTTTTCCAGATAATCATTCCTATCAGACCACTTAATTGGACATGCAGCATAGTTGTCAATGCTTTCCAATAAGGTTTCACTGACATTCTTATTATCATTGATAATAATTATAAATTTAGATGTATCTGTAGCAAAGTTTCTTGCGGCGCTGACATCTTGCCAAGCAAACAACAGGCGTTCTGTATTAGAGCGGTTCGGAACATTAAGTAAACGTATCAGTCTTTCCGGATTCTTTTTGTTCCGCTGCAGCAAGAAATCAAAAGAATGATTCAATCCGGATTTCCCTACGATGTTTATATCTTTAGAATAGAATATATCATTCTCATCAAAGAACTTACAAACATCATCATAAAAAAGACTTTTTACAGTGCGATTAGCAAGGTAAAACATATCGTTTACATCTAACATTCCCTGCATCAAGATATGCTGAGCAACAGGCAACTTTGACTTATCACATTTAATAAAAAGTGCCTTCTCGCGTTCATCATACTGTATGCCTAAACGGCAAAGAATCTGATTAAATATCATTTTTCGACGATTAGTTGTTAAATCAACACCCGAAAGTATCAGTTCAGTCACTGTATATCCTAAATCAGTAACAATATACGTAGAATCCGTTTCTTTTTTAAAATAAATCTGCGTATAATCGTTGTTTCTGTCTAAGAAAGGGGTAGTTACTTCTATCAAACCATTTTCAAGCTTGGTCTGCGTCATATTCTCTTTTAGCCAAGCTAAATAGTTATCAACATGGTTTTCCATAACAGCACCCCCTTTCCTTATTACACAGCACTATGCTTAAGCATATTTTATACTTTATCTTTGAAAAGGGCAACAAAAAAATAGATGCATAAGCAAAAAAGCGCCCGGTATTACCAGCACCGAGCGCAGTGCGGAGCGTGTTACCAGCACGCAGCCGCTTTGTAATCCCTCAATTCATGGCAAGAACAAGAGCTGATTACCTTTTTATTATATCAGCTCCGTTCAATTAAATAAAGACTAACTATAAAAAGTCAAGGGGGTAAAGATAAAAAATCTTAAACCACATA